GGTACTGCTACTTCTGGTAATATGCAAGTTTTTGAACAAAACTTTTATTCTCCAAAATCATTCGGTTTTATGCCTTTTGAAAATGTTTGGGATAAAGATTGTCGTAATGAAATTTGTGGATATTTTTAAAGTTATGCTTGGGGACTTCAAGGTCAGATTGGAGATAGATATGCTATGGATGAAGATGGCAATTCTGATTTGGAACTTGGTCTTCGTATTGCTTTTGCAGAAAGACAACATAAGAAAGCTACATCTAAAACTTTTGCTGATTATATAAATTATCTTGGACAATATGCTATTATGCCTGCTGAGTCTTTTAGTTCTGCTACAGAAAATTTATTTAGTAGTGAAGAACTTATGGCTTGGGAAGAACGTCTAAGAACTGATAATAGTTTTAAATTTTATAATGATGGTTGGCTGTTTGAAAATAATGGCAAAGTAGAATTTAAAACTAATGCTCGTATAGAAGCTGAAGGCGGAAAACTTAATGTTGATTATTGGGATTGGATTGAAGGTGTTCCTCGTAAAGGACACGAACATCCACATGGATGTATTCGTAAATGGTTTAATCCAATGCATATTCCTTATACTGATAAAAATGGAAAACAAACTACTGGAACACCTCCCGGATTGTATTCTATAAGTTATGACCCTGTAGGTGTTAATAAAGAAAACAAACTTATTACTAATAAGCATTCTCATAACTCTATTAAAGTTTGGATGAACCCTTGTCAGTATAATGGTTTTAAAACTGCTTTAGTTTGTGCTTATTATGGTAGACCTGAAAAGCTTGAAGAAGCTGATAAAGTTTGTTTACTTCTAGCTAAATACTATAATTGTATTGGAACTACTGGAGTTGAAATTAACCGAGGTGAAACTGTAAGTAATTTCACTAAATGGAAAGCTCTTAAATATCTTATGAAAGACCCTGTTGAAATTTGGGATACTAGTATTAAAGGTAATATTGTATCTACTTATGGTGTTAATATGGGTGATGGAAATAAGAAACTTGAAGGACTTCGTTTGCTAAAAGAAATGCTTTATTCTGTTATAGGTAAAGATGATTTAGGAAATGATGTTTATCTTTTTCAAACTATATATGATTATCAATCTATTCTTGAACTTAAAAAATGGAACGCACTTGGTAACTTTGACCGTGTTTCTGAAATGATTATACGAGCACTTCAATGGAGGCTTTGTGATATAGAAGCTGCTAAAGAACTTGCTCATCGTAAAAAAGTCAAAGAAGATGACGGATATTCTCAACACATAATGAAAAGAGATTGGTTTTGAAAATAATAGTAAATCATATAATACATATTAAATTATGATGCCTAATTATAATGCCACTTTTCCTCAACAAAGAGTTAGTGGTGCTGAAAAGAAAAAAGCCGATTGGTATGCTAATTGCATTGACTATGTAATTGATGCTGGTCTTAGTTTTAATGATAGAACTGATACAGAACTCAAACTATCAATTCTACGTGGTGACATACCTAATTCTTTTTATAAGAAAACTTTAAATCCTTATAATAGTAATAATGAGAAATATCAAAGGTTTCCTGCTACTATGCGTAATCTTGATATTATGTCAGATATTATTCGTAGGTATGTTTCTGAATATTTTAAAGGTGTTCATGAATTTGTAGTTGGTGCAAATAATCCAGATATTATCATTAAGAAAAATGCTAAACTTAAAGAAAAGATTGGAGAACTTGCTCAACAAGCGTTTCAACAAGAATTTGAAAAACAATATCAACAACTTGTTCAAAATGCTCAACAACAAGGTCAAGATCCTCGTACTATTGACCCTCAACAAGCTATGCCTGACCCTGAACAATTTATTCAAGAATTTAATGAGAAATATATTGATGAAGAAAGTAAACAAGGTCAAGACATTCTTGACTATGTTCGTTCTATGACACAAGATAATATTATTTATCTTTCTGCTTTCTTTAACTTTGTTTCTCTTGGTGAATGTTACTCTTATTCTGATGTTAGAGGAGATAAACTATTTAAAGAAAATGTTCCTGTAGTTGAAGCTTTTCCTATTCCTAATTCTAATTATTTTGTTGAAGACCATGATATGTTCGCCCGTAGGATGCTGATGTCTTATCAACAAATTATGGATATGTTTGATGATACCCTTTCTGAAAAAGATAAATATTTTCTTGAGAATCATTATGGTAGAGCTACTGCTAATGGGGGTATATCTAAACTCAATTGGACTCAACTTTTTGAAACTTATCCTGATGTTTGTGAAAAGTTTTCAAAAGAAGAAAGAGATATGTTTAAACGCGAACCTGTTGTTATAGCTCAAGATAATAATCAGCTATATGAAGTTTGGCACGTTGTTTGGAGAGGTGAAGCTAAACGTGGCATTCTTAGTTATGTTAATGAACTAGGAATGGTTACTACTCGTGTAGTTGAAGAAGATTATGAATTAAATAAAGAAGCTGGAGATATAGATATTGAATGGACTTACGAACCTCAAGTTTATGAAGGTTATCGTATAGGTCATCGTTATACTTCTATTTATCCTATTAAAGCTAGACCTATTGCTTTTAATCGTAATGGTAAACTTCCTTATAATGGTATTATGGAAGTTCTTCCTATGATGGGTAAATTCAGTATTATTAAACTTGTTACTCCTTATCAAGTAATGAGAAACATATTTGCTTATCACAGAGAAATGGTAATAGCAAAGAATAAAATGCTAATACTCCTATTACCTGAATCTCTTGTTGCTTCTGATACAGAAGATAAGATTTATAAAATGGCTGCTGACGGAGTTTTATTTATTGATGATTCTGAAGATACTAATTCTTTAAAGGCGCAACAGATTAGACTTCTTAATGCTAACATGGGTGATTACATTACTCAACTTACTAATCTTATGGAGTCTGTTAAACTTGAAGCTCGTGAAATGGTTGATATGAATATGCAGCGTTATGGTGATATTGCTCAATCTGCCGGCGCTGCTACTACTCAAGAAGCTATTAGTCGTTCTTCTATGGGTATGGTTATTCTTGTTCAAATGTTTGATGAGTTCCGTAAGGCTGATTATAATAGAGATTTGGATTATTGCAAACTTGCTTTTGTTGATGGTCTTGATACTTCTTATTGGGATGAACTTGGTAAACGTCGTTATCTAAGTCTTGATGTTGATTCTTTTGTAAGTTCTGATTATTGTACTACAGTAAGAAATGATGCTAAAGAACTTGATAAAGTTCAACAACTTCGTCAATGGGCATTTAGTGCTGCTCAGAATGGTGACCTTGATATGGCTCTTGCTGCCATATCTGGTGATAATGTTTCTCAAATAAAAGCTACTGTTCAAAAGTTTATGGATATTAAACGTCAGCATGAAGAACAAATGCAACAAGCAGAACAAATGTTGAAACAAGAAGAGATTGAAAATAAACTTAGAGAAATTCAAGCTAAAGGAGAACAAGACCGACTTACTAAAGAACTTCAATATCAATATGAACTTCAACTTAAATATATTGATGTTGATATGTCTTTGCTTGCTACTCCTTCTCAAGATGATGGAGCTAAGACAAGACTTCAAGCTGATGCTGAAAGAAATAAACATCTTATTGAACAACAGCGTCTGCAACTTGAACGTGAAAAACTATATGCAGATACTTATAGTAAGGCTGCTGATAGACAAATTAAACGTGAAGAAATGAAAAATGATTTAAAGATTGCTAAAACTAATAAGAATAAATATGATAAGTAGTATATGTTTTTGGATTAGTAGAGTTAATAAAGATAAACTTCTACATTTTGTTGCAGCATATCTTATAGCAGACATTGCTATTAGTGTTTCTACAATGCTTCAACTTGGAACTATCTGGACTATTATTGTTTCTTTTGTTGTCACATCTCTTGCTCTCTTTGGAAAAGAGATTAATGATAAAATAGAATATGATGGTTTTGATTTTAAAGAAATTCTTGCAGGTTATCTTGCTTATATTGTTAAATTCATCTTATTTATGATAATAACATAGTAGTGCATTCCCAAACTACTCCTTGTCCTCATTTTGATTATAATGATTAAGGTGAGGACAAGATTATTAAACTTAAAATATTTTTATTAGATTTCAGCTCAATTTAACAACTTAATATAGAGTTCTTCAATTCATATATAAAAGTCCAACATACGGCAAAATAGGCTATAAATTAGGCACATTATGTTACATTTACTTACAAGTACGGCTACAAATTACTATTTAGTCCGAGATAAAGAATATACACTTGGCAGTAATAATATAACAAATGACACACCTAATAATAATCTTGATAAAAATATTCAAATTTATTTTGTCATTTGAAATAAAAGTAATTATCTTTGTGATATTAGGTTAATACATAAATTAATAATAAAACTAATAGTAAAATTATGCCAACAGCTGATATTGATTTTGGAAGTACAGTTATTCAAGGAAATAATTCTGATACTGTACAGAACCCTGCGAATAATGGCGGTGGTGAAAGCAATCAAGATGATAAGACTCATCTTAACGGTGGTAATGCTGATGATATTACTAGCAAAGACGGTGATTCTAATAATACTCCGCCTGCTGATAATTCTGATACAGCGAATGATAACAACGCAGATCCTCCTACGGGGGAGCTTGCAGCTGGAGATTCTATTGAAGTAGACGGTAATACTTATACGGTTGCTGAAAATGGAGATATTGTTGATGCTGAAGGAAAAGTATTTAAAGAGGCTAAAGATGTAGCTGAATGGCTTAAATCTGTAGAAGTTGAAGAAACTGATGGTTCTGATTCTAGTCTTGATATTAATTCTCTTCAGAAAGAACTTGGAGTTACAGTAACTGATGAAGCTGGTAAACCTATCGAGTTTACTAATGATGTAGCAGGTGTTAAATCGTATGTTGATGCTGTTATCGAACTTCGTTCTAAAGAACTTCAAGATGCAGCAGTTAACCGCCTTTATTCTGATAATCCTCTACTTAAACAATTTCAGGATTATGTAGAACTTAATGGTACTCCTAGAGGTTTTGGTGAAATACCTGACCGTAGTGGTATTAAACTTGATAAAGATAATGAAAACCAACTTGTTGCTGTTATTCGTATGGCTGCACAAGAATTTGGTAACAAAAGTCTTAACGACAATTATATTAAATATCTTCGTGATAGTGGAAGTCTTTACGATGAGGCTAAAAGTCAGCTTCAAGCATTAGTTGAAAAAGATGCTGCAACTCGTAAAGATATTGAAACTAAAGCACAAGAAAAACGTGAACAGCAACAAAAAGAAGTTGCTGATTATTGGGATAGAGTTAATAAAGTTGTAGAAGGTCGTGTAATTGGAGGTTACAAAATACCTGAAAGCTTTACTAAAGAAGTTGATGGTAAAAAAGTTGTAGTTACTCCTAACGATTTCTTTGCTTATCTTTCTAATCCTAAAGAAACTGAAAGTGGTGAACGTCTTACTGGTTATCAGTATGACCTTAGTAAACTTTCTGATGATGAATATCTCACTCGTGAAATACTTGACGCTTGGCTTATGTTTACGGGTGGAACGTATAAAAATTTAATTGATATGGCAGTTAAAGAAGAGAAAGTTCGTCAACTGCGTGTTAAGTCAAAAGAACAACGTTCTACTAAGTCTGTTAAGGTTATTAAAAACCCTTCTCGTAAATCAAGTATTGATGATATTATTTTATAATCAATTTAATGTTTAATTTCTTTTAGTTACGTAATTATGTACAAACTTAGAGAAGTATCTCGTGGTAACTATGATGACCGTGGTTATTCTAATGAAGAAACCATTGCTCATCTTATGCTATCTAAACCAGAGGAAATTAATAACATCCTTACTTATACTTACGGTATGGATGATGACCGTTTTCCTCTAACATTCCTTACTGAAGGTCAAGGTAGTGCTGGTGTTGTTGATATTGCAACTGTTCAATGGACTTGGAAGACTATGGGTCGAATGAAGTTTAATGATTATGTTCGTTACTTCAATACAGCAAATACTACTCCTGGTAAAGGTGGTGCTATGTTTGATGTTGAATTTGCTACTCATTGGCTTATTGAACAGTATGGTCTTATTGCTCCTGATGGTGTTACTCAGGTTCGTATTATGAAAGACCTTGGTGAAGGTCCTCATGGTGGTTATCTTTATCGTCTTAAACTTACCAATCCTGATCCTAATGCTTTTGTTGACCTTGAAAATCTTGCTGTTGGTAAATATTGGTCTATGACTGCTCCTACCATTAGTGAAAGTTATTCTAAAGGTAATAGAAGTAATGTTATGGGTCCTGGTAAGATGACAAGTCAACTTGAGTTCCACCGTTATTCTAAAGAAATTGCTGGTAATATTTCTAATGTTGTTGTAACTTATGAGTTTAAGACTAAAGGTGGTGGTACTACTAACCTTTGGATTAATGAAGAGATGCGTCAACATGATATTACTTGTCGTATTATGGATGAAGAGCGTCTTTGGTTGGCTGAATATAACCGTAATGAAAATGGTGAAGTTCTTCTTGTAGACCCTGATAATGGTCAACCTATTCCTCATACTGCAGGTATGATGCAGATTTGTCGCGAATCTAACTATGATACTTATGGTGAAGTTCTTACCTTGAATAAAATTGAACGTAGTATTGGTGATGTTCTTGATAAAGATACCGATACAGGTACTATGGAAGTAGTTCTTGCTGGTGGTAAAGGCTTTATGGAGGACTTTGACCAAGCTATTCGTAATGATGCTCGTTCTGAAGGTTTTGCTACTCCTCTTGGTGACAAGATGATTGAAGATTTCAATGGTGGTCTTTCTTATGGTAAATACTTCCGTCGTTATAAGACTGTTGATAATCACATTATCACTGTTCAACATCTTCCTTTCCTTGACCATGGTACTCTTGCTGAAAATGCCAAAGCTAATGGTATGATTCATCCTCGTTCTGGTCGTCCTATGACATCTCATCAAGCTTTCCTTATTGATATGTCAACTTATCAAGGTGTTCGTAATGTTCGTAAAGTTCGTCAGAAAGGTCAAATTTATAAATGTGGTGTTCTGAAAGGTCTTACTGATATTCCTGCATCTTGGGGCGCAGTTCCTACTAATTCTATTTCTACCGAGATTGATATGTCACGTTATGAAATTAAGAATAGCTATGGCTTGCAAGTAAATAACGCTACTAAGATGTTGCAATTGAAGTGCGTACTCTAATTAATAATAATGGATAAAATAATAGAACTATGGATACATTAAAACCTACTGACGGAAGTTCAATTAAAGTTCCTACAGGAGTTGCCAATAAACCGGCAGTTGCTGATGAAGATTTAGATAAAGAATATCTTGATACAAGAAGTATTACTATTAGCCTTGTTCATAACTATTCAAATTATCGTAAAGCTAATATGAAAGTTCTTGGACAACGTAAAGAAACTATTGGTAGTTCGATTACTTCTTGTCGAGTTTTATCTTCTAATGAAGGTGAAGTAAAAGCTTATTTTCCTGCTCTTATTGGACTTTCTCCTAATAATCCAGATTTTATTACTCGTGTTAAAGCTTGGCTTAGTAACATTCAGTTCATTGTAAATGATAACGATGTTGCTTTAGATATTTCTTTCATTTATAAAACTAAGAGAGATTATCTTGATTTCAAATCTAGAGAAGAGGCTATTGATGAAGAATATGCTAAGACTGATAGGTCTAATACTGTTCGTATTCGTGAAGCAGTTAAGCGTCGCGTAGATGCTCTTAATGCCCTTGAAAGCGAAAAATATAAAGTAGGAAAACCTGTTAATCTTGAGCAATATCTTATGTATCGTCATTGCCTTCTTTATAAAGATGTAGCTAAAGACCCTGCTTTGATTAATGGTGATTCTTCTCTCCGTTTTTATATTAAAGACGAAGCTAAAGAAGCTGAAAAGCAGAAAAAACTTACTCAAGAACGTGCTACTGCTATGCGTAATTTTGTTGAACTTAATGCTTCTGACCAGAAGTTTAACGCTCTATATATTACAATGGTTGCATCACGAAATGAGAATGTTGCTGAAGCTCTTCTTAAAGATAAGAATGAAAAGATGTCTGCTGTTATGGATTTTGTTAATACTTCTCCTGATAAGTTTAACAAGATGATTAAAGATAGTAATATTGTTACTAAAGCATTCATCGAAACTCTTATTGTTAAAGGTGAACTTGTTCGTGCCGAATTTAACCAACAAATATCAACTGCGGATGGTGCTTTTGTAGGGTCTAATATGAATGAAGCTGTTGCTTATTTCAATAATCCTAATAATAAAGACCTTCGTACTATTTTAGAAAACAAACTTAAAGTGCTCTAATTATGACTATTGTAGAGATGCACACTTGGTTTCGTCAATATGCTCAGCAGATGGGTATGCAAAATGTGCGTGCTATTCTGCCTGAGCAGATTGATTTGCTAATCAATACAAGCATTACAGATACGATTAATCAGATACTTAAAGAAAATATTGGTGTAACTAACGATAGGGTTATTACAGATAATTCTAAAGTTGGTCAAATAAATGCTCTTCGTACTTTGTATAAAGTAGGATTTATTGATATGGCTCCAGTAGCTAGTAACATTGAAGAAACTAGAGCTTTTAACTTTTCTTCTGCTGATAGACTTACTGGTCGTATGACGACTAACTTTACTAAAATTGACAATTCTGAACTTATTCCTAATTACCTATTTCTTGTTGACTTTTCACTTAATTATAAAAAAGTTACTGGTCGTCTAGGATTTACGGGTAAAGATTCTATTTCTTCTAAAGGTACTTATAGTGTATTAACACCTGAAGGTTGTATTCAAGGAAGTAACACTTATCTTAAAAGTGGTATTGATATTGAAAAGACAATTTCTGTTGAATGTTTTAATGTAGTAACAGAGAATTATGAAACTATGACATTCAAAGTTAGTGGTGATAAACTTGTTTGTACTGAAGACAGTTATACTTCTTATTATTTAGGAGTTGAAGGAGTTTATTCTACAGGTGAAGATAGTCAATATGGTGGAAAACATTATCAAATAGTTAAAGAATTTACTACTAATACTAATCCTGTAGTTTACAATCCGTTAGTTATAAATACTTCTAGCAAAGCTGTTGATTATATTCAGCCGTCTTTTGATGCTGATAGTATTGAAACTAATTATTTTCCTGTTCGTATAATTGATGATGCGTATCTTGCAGATACTTTAAATGACTTTGTTTTGAAAAATCGTTTGCGTAGTCCTATTATTGTAACATATAATAATAATACGTTTGATTTGTATATAGACGAGTTTACTAAGGTTACTGCTAGTAATGGTTCTCAACGATATGTTTTGGCAAATAATTTAGTACCATATAAACTCCGTATGTCATATATAGCTAAACCTGATACTGTCAAGTATGCTAGTGACGTAGGTGGCACAAATGTGGACTGTAATCTCCCAGAATATATGCACGTTGATATTCTTAAACACGCTGTTGATTTATATCGTATTGCTGTTAGTGGTTCTCTTCATGCTCAACAACAACAAGAACAAACTCAACAACAAGAAAATATGAGAAACAATTATCGTAATGAAGGTAATCAAAATCAATAATTTATTAAAGATATAAGAAATGAAACAAATAATCATTGGACAATCTAAAGCTTATGCAGGTTCTGATGCTAAGTATACAGATTTGACCACAGTTCCTGAAGGTACTATTGGTGTGTTCAAACTATCAGATGGTAGTCTTGTTACTACTTCTGCTGGACTTACCGGTGCTGTAGCAGTTGTTTGTGGTCGTGGTGATAATAAGATGCCTATTCATTTTCCAGAGGTTAATGTTGATACTCTAAGTGTATCTAAAGCATCTTATGAAGCTGGTGCCGCCTTTACTGCTAAAATTACTGTTCCAACTCCTGAAGTTGGTAAAGAATATACAGTAGTTATTGTAAAAGCTGGTACTGTATTCAACGAACGCAGTAACTGGACATTTACAGCTTTGGCTAAAACGACTGTTGCAGCCGATGTTGCTAAACTTCTTGCTGAGTCAATTACTGCTAATAAAGAAACCCTTGGTGTAACTGCTACTTATTCAGGTGGTGCTATTACTATCACAGCTACTGAAGAAGGTAAAGACTACAAGGTTCTTGGAGCTGATGCTCTTCTTGGAGTTGAACCTACAGATGTAACTGTTGGTAAATCAGCAGTTCTTGATAAAGCTTATGTTAAAGACCTTGCTTCTCGTTGTGCAGCTGGTAAAGGCTTTAATGACACTTATGCTGATGGTGAATCTATTTATCCTGGTTATCCTGAAGTAGTAGATGCTGAGCAATATACTATGTATACTCTTCGTTTTGCAGTTCCTCGTGTTGCTGCTAAACAACGTGATGAAGTAGTATATCAAACTTTGCATATTGTAGTTCCAGTAGGTGCTGCTTGTATCAGTACACTTGATGCAGTATTTGGACTTAGTGATACTACAAACTCTATTTAAATTTAATTCAAGAGTTCTCCTATAGTTTATTCTTATGGGAGAACTCTTGAATATACTTAAGATAATATGGATGATTTACAGGCTATAAATGATATAATTAATGGGGCAGTCAAGGATTCATCTTATATTACAGTTTTAATTTCGAGTGGTGTTTTTATAGCATATACTCTTATAATTAAAGTTGTTGATTTGTTTAAAGCTAAAGATAGGAACAAGCCATTACTTGATATGGCATCTGCTATTAAAGAAATTAGCGAAAATGTTGTTAAACTTAACCAAGTTTTAGATAAGACTATTCAAAATGCTGAAGCAAAGGAATCAGGTAGAATACTTAATATAGTAACTACTGCTTTTAGTAGTTTTAAGTCTGCTGTTATTACTCAATGTATTGATATTATAATTCATAATAACATCGAATATAATAAAGAATCTATAAAACAAAATCTTTATAAAACAGTTAGTACTGAATACTATAAACTTTATTCTATTTTTTCAGCTTACGAACATGATTCGGTTAATGTTTCTACTAAAATAAAAGAAGAATGGATTGATGACATAACAGAGGAATGTTTGAAGATAATCTATGATGGAGCTGATGCTGCTAATCGTATTAGACAGCTTAATAATAAACTCAATCTTATATCTGAAGAATATTCTATTTACATAAAAAATAAAGTATTTAATCATTAATAAGACGTTCTTATGTATGATGAAAGTATAAAAGATATTGCAATTACTAACCTTGAGCAGAAGTCTATAGGTATCGTTGATACTGTTATAGCCTTAGCTGCTCAAGGTTATATTGTTAACTCTAAGAAAAGAGTTAAAATAGATTGGAGTAGTATTCTACTTCATGCATTTGAAAATATTGATGTATTAACTACTGAACAACAACATAATATTGAAGTTCTTTATAACAAGATTTATAACTCATGAGTAATTTTAAACAAATAGAACTTGAATACGTTTATGTAACTGTTCCAGCAGATTACATTTGTGTTTATCATAGAATACTTGCACTACTAGCTGATTATGGCTATGAAATGCTTTTAGATTGTAAAGCTAATTGCACAGATAAAAATAGTGGTGTTATTGAATGTTTTAATATGTTTAATGCAGCAGTAGCTGCTCGTAAGTTAGGTAATACTAAACTTGCTGAAACTATTATTAAATATATTAAAGCTAAGTTAAATCAACTTTATAAAGGTAAAGATAATTCTACTAGTTTTGTCTTCCCAGTTGATGAAACAGGTCATCTTAAAGCTGTTGTTAGTTGCGGCGAAAGACCTAAGTTTGAGATTGACTCTTCTACAGGGGAGCTTCTTGAACATAAACTCAATAATGGTTTTAATGAACACTTCCAATTAGATTCTACAGATGTTACTCCTACTTATGATACTCCTATATCAGAAGAGGATGATAAGTCTAAAGGTCTATATGTTGAAATGACTCCTCGTTATGATATAATTGACGAAGTTGCTACTGCTTGTGCTGATATGAATTTTTATTATGATGGTAAACTTCTTAAGCCTTCTGCAGTTACAGTTGATTATTATTTTGATGGAGAACAAGTTACTTCTTTCTTGACTTGTACTAATATTCAAATGAATACTACTCATACATTTATGATAGTAGTTCATTATAAAGGTGAAGTTGATGTTGTAGAAAAAGAATTATTATATGCAATCCCAAATAACTAATTTAGGCAAAGTTGCTCCTACATTTGAGGGCGCATTTGACGATACAAAGCCGTATGACCGCTTGTGCTGCGTGTTTGATAATCAGTCGGGTAGTTCATACATTTCACGCAAACCTGTGCCTATTGGCATAAAAATATATGACATAAACTATTGGCAACCTCTTAGTATTGGAAGTAATCGTATTCCTCTTAGTGAGAGTTTTGGTACTGATAGTTTTCGTTCTATGACTCAAAAGTTTCTTACTGAACTTTGGAATAAGCAATATGAATTTAATGACACAGTTAAAGATGCTGTTTCACTTTCACAAGAAGCTATTGAAGCTATTAAACTTCTTTCTAAAGACCAACAAGAAGCTCTTAAACTTGCTATTGCTGTAGTAGACTGTACTAATAGACTTACAGCTTTAGAAAAAAGTTTAAACAGATATTCTTTTGCTGAAGCTACTGAAGATGAGTATGAAGAAGCAAAAGATAACAATCTTCTTCTTGATGATACAATTTATTTTGTTAGAGAAAATGATACCAGCACTGATGTTGGTGATGATGATTATGCTTAATTATGGCTATCTATATTAATGGTAAAGAAATTACAGCTGTTTATCTTGGCAAAAAAGCTATAACTGCTATTTACAAAGGTAGTGTTCTTATTTGGGAAGCTGCTCTTCGTATTTGGAAAGGTAAACAAGTTTGGAAAGGTAAAGAAAAATGGAAATATTAAACTAATGATAATATGGCTGAAATAGAAAACATATTTGATTCTTGGGAAGGTCATACTCATGCAGAAGTAGAGGCTGCTATTAAAAGTAGTATTGCTATGCTGCAAGGTGGTAATTATAGCCAAATTGCAGTTAGCATTGTAGGTTCTCTTAATAGAACTTTTGTTGCTACTTCTGAAAAAGTAACTTTCAATTATAAAGTAAATAGTACTGTTGATGGAACCTATAATCCTGACTTTACTGTTGAAATTACTGTAGGTAATAGTATTATAACAGTTACAGATGTTAAAGCTAATAGTGCTGATGATGAGATTGAAACTCCGAACTTAGCTCCTTATCTAGCACAAATCGGTAATGACACTATTACTGTTAAAATCAGAGCTTATACTTCTGATGGTTTGTCTGCTGCTGTTAAGAGTCTTAAGTTTACTAGACAATCTGCTACTCTTAGTACTGATAATCTTATTAATGCAGTTGACCCTCGTGTTCTACGTTTTCAAGCACAGTTTACTGGTAGTAGTGCTCAACTTATAGTTCAGTTCTATGGTGCTACTGGTAGTGTAGATGAAAATAGTTGTCAGACTATAACTAGTACTCTTAATCTTGCAGGAACTGCTACTGTTACTGTTCCTGAACTTAGTGCAGGTGCACATGTCATAAAAGCTTATCTATTGCTTGAAGATGGTGAAACTAAATCTGATACTCTTATAACTAGTATATTTACTACTTCAGGATATGCTGAAGATGATGTTTATATTACTTATGAAAATATCAAAGGAGCTGTAGAAAAGGATTATTATAATGTAGTATTTGCAGCTTATGACCCAACCCTTACTGATACTGATAGTTTAATCGTTCTTCTTCGTGAATGGGATTCTGATACTAGAAGTTATGTTAAGAAAGGTGAACGTACTGTAATTAATCGTGCTCGTAATACTTGGAAATATCTTGTTCCTAATGTATCTAATCAAATCCAGATTGCAGTTCCTTATCTGAATG